GAGTATGCACAATAGATTCTCTGCACCTTTGTATCGCTCAGTGATACGTGCTGCTCGCTTTCCAGCGAAGTATGCCACTGCGATTATAAACAGGGCAATTCCTGTGTGTACATATGGATCCATACTGATTCTCCTTAATAAGACTCTATTGTACAGCAAATAGAATCAAATAACAACTATATTTATACAGGTCAACAACTACATCTTAAACCCTTCAGACGCAATCTTCTTACCAGCAGTGGTGAGGTCAAAGATTGGACCGCTATCCTCTGCTGCTTTTCCCGCACCATCGTTCATCAATGTCTGGTCTTCGGGGTCAACGTCATACAACTTCATCTTGCTTCTATCCACGCCCATGACAAAACGCTCGTGCATACCTGGATCTGCATACCTATTCTTCAACGTTTTGCACATGATCTGCCCAAGACTCTTCAACTCATCGTTGCTAATCAGCGCAAGCATAAGGTCAGCAGTCGCTGGCAATCCAAACGACTCACTGGTGTCCTCGAGTCCGATGTCGGAGTTACCAAACCCACTCCGTGTCGTCTGAGTTGCTGTCATAACAGGCAGGTTGAACTCCACTGCTAACCCACGAAGTTCTTCAGCAATGCTCTTGATGAAGGTGTACGAATTAACAGAACCACCCTGCTTGATCCTACTGCTGCCGCAGATGTTAAGGTAATCGATGTAGATGATGTCGGGCACGAACTTCTTCTTGAGTTTCAGTTCATTCAGTAACGCACGAAAATGACCTGCGTGTGCCTGTGATGTGGGGTACTCCTTTATAATCAGTTTACCATGCGTCTTCGCTGCTATCTTATCTACCTTCGAGGTGAACGTCTCACGACTGAGGTCTGTGATCTTATCCAGAGACACATCAAGCAGATTGGCGTCAATACGTTCTGCGATTCGCTCCTCTGCCATTTCCATCGTGATATACAGTGCGTTCTTTCCCTGAGAGAGCGCAGCGGCAGCAGCATGGCACATGAAGAGCGACTTACCAACGCCAGTGCCTGCGAGTATTACATTCAGGGACTTATTAGGAAGACCACCTTTAGTGATGACATTTAAATATTCTATATCGAATGGGACACGTTCCTCTACTCTATGGTAGAAGTCGTATCGTTCATCTGCATTAGACAGATAGTCGTGACCAACGTTCGTGTCGAATGTGACAGCGAGTGCCTTTGACAGTATCTCAGGCAATGCGTTCTTGGTCATCGTCTGGTGCTTACCATCAATGATCGAGATAGACTCCATGACTGCATTGAACAGTGCGCGGTCTTGACACCATTTCTCTGTATTCTCGAGCAACCATGCTGGGTCTGTTAGTTTATCTTCAGTGAAGAGATCAGGGAGTATATCTATTGCGTGTTCAAAGATCTGATCACTGGCAGGATTCTCGGACTCCTTCAGGGAGATACGAAACGATTCCTGTGACGGGAGGTTGTTATACTTGGCGACATACTGCACATACTCTTTGAACAGGAACTGGTGTGTTCCCTCGAAGTATGCTGGATCCATGAATGGAACCACCTTGCGCATGAAGGCATCGTTCGTGAAGAACTGCTTCAAGATCATACTGGGCATATCAGATGTCAATTTTCTCTCCTGTTGCTTCGTCGAAATAAACTTGACCATCACCCTTTTCGTGAAGAGTTTGCACCACACTGTGTATAATGGCACCCATATAGTTTGCTATCTCAACATCAACTAACTCGTATCCGTCAGGCAACTCTGGGTGAAAGATGACTTGATATGTGAACTCCATTACACCCTCCTCCATTGACACTTCAGGGAAACGAACAACCCAGTCAGTGAATGTGCCAGTTTGAATAATGCATGCCCATCCCTCTTCATTATCAGGGTCAGTCGGGTCTTCTGTCACAATGTAGTCTACGTTTGGGACTACGGTGAGCAACGGAGCGTCACCTTTCTTCAAATGGATAGGGTCAAGGACCAGTCCTTCAGGTATGTTTTCATCTTCAGACATTATCTACCTCTATTATCTTTGCGTCTGCGAATTGGACAAAGTTGATGTATCCCGCATCTTCGCGTGACATGTACTCTGTACGTTCAATGGCAAGCAATGGAACTGTCTCGCCAACCTTATCGGCATACCAGCGCATGCCATCACCCTTGCTTGTTATCAATAGTGCTTCCATTATTCAATACCCAAGTCAATTTCGGCAATCTCGCCACCGATCTGATAGGACTCTTTGACGAACGTCTTGAAGTCTGTTGTCTCAAAGATAGGTGTCCAGAACTCAGAGGTCATGGTGTCCTTCTCACGGAGTTTGCCGTCAAGTATCTCGCCAGTCTCTTTGTTGACTCTTTGATACCAACCATTGCTCGGTTTGATAACATAACCACCAGCAATAGCAAGATCAAGCAACCCAGACCACTGCTCAATGCCGCCACTCCAAGAAACCGACACAGGGACTTTAGACTTCTCTCGCACAAAGCGAGACTTTTCGACATTGATGATGAAATCATATCCTGTTATCTCTGTTCCTGTTTTGTTCTGACGACGACCAATGATCCAGACGTTGTCTGCTGAGTACATGATACCAGTACCACCTGAGACGATGTCCTTCGGGAACAGACCGATCTCTTTGTACGTGTGGTTGATGGCAAGCATAGGGATGTCTTTCATTGTAAGGTACGGAGTACACATACGGAACAAACCCTTCAGTGCTTTGGCACGAGTCATATCTGCTACACCCTTCTCGCTCAGGGCATCATCCAGTTCCTTCTTGGATGCCATGTTACCGATAGAGTCAATCACGATACATACCTTGTCTTTCTCGTCCAACTCTTCCAACTGGTGAATGAGGTCAAACTTCAACTCTTCGACGTTGGTGATAGGAGTGTGCAGGACACGCTCAGTATCGATACCGAATGTCTCGAAGTACGACTGGGGTGAACCAAACTCACTGTCGTAGAACAACACGACTGCGTCTTTGTGCGCACGTTGGTATGCTGCTGCCATGAGCAGGGCAAAGGAGGTCTTGAAGTGCTTGCTTGGACCAGCGAGGACTGTTAGTCCACTGACCAGACCACCATCGATGTCGCCACTCAGGGCAACGTTGACCATTGGTACACCAGTGTCGATCTTCGTCTTGGTGCCAAAGAACTTGGAGGTTGCCAGTGGTGCTGACAGTTTGATTTTGCTGTTTTTCTTCAGTCGATCCATTATTGATGACATAGTCTATCCTTCTTCATTTGATTTGATGATTGTTTCAAGCAGAGGCAGACTGCCATCATGCTGCCCGACAATTGATTTGATTGCACTGGTATCAATGTCTCCTACAGGTGACCAGTTTGTCTTGCCAATGCGTGGGTCAGTGATAACTGCCCGTGCTGTGGTGGGAAAGTTAACACCCAGAACTTCCATACTGGAGACGATCTTGGACAGTTCAGAGAAGAACATAGTCTTGGTTGTCAGGTATGCTTGGATGCCATAGAATACAATCGCTGCTTCATTAGGTGTACATATGTGGATATCCTTCGGAAGAGATATAAACGTGTTCCAGTGGAAGAATTCCAGCAGTTGATTACATGATGTGTGCGCGCCACCAAGGATGACATAGTCTGGATTGATAAAATCATCATCGGCATTGTGGGTGCTCGAAAGGTCTGGAGCATACACAAATCGGTGGATTGCTTTGTCGGTGGCCAATGTGCGAACCAACTTGTCCAGCACTGAAATATCAAGAGTCGTCTTGAGCACGACTGCTGTCTGCGTTTTACGAATCAACTTCAGTACTGCATCGATGGTGATTGAAGAATCATCAAGGGAAGTGGGTGTACAGACAAAGGTGAGTGTTGGTTCACGATCAACGAGTTGATCGATGGTGATGTCATAGATTGGATCTACAAGAAACCGATCTACGTGGGGGCATAGGGAGCGTTCTACTGCCTTGCCCATTGTGCCATGTCCTACAATAGCAACCAGACTCTTGTCTGACTTACCATATGCAGGGTCTTCTGAAAACATGCTGGTCTGATTGGGTGTTTGTGTTTCTTCATTCATATGTGTGTTCCTCAACGTAGAGTTCTATTATAGTCGAACGGGATTAGGATGTCAATAAGGATTGGTGACATAGTAATACATCCGAAACATCCGTCGACGTACCATATAGTTTTTGTTTTGTTTGGGACGCCATCCAAAGAAACGAGCAGAGGAGTGCTTCCTTTTGATCATCCGCTTCGTCATGTGCTGGCGAGGTTGGATGATATACTTGCCCAGACATCGACCTGCTCGTCGACGTTGGTATGGCAACATATTTCTTCTTGTCTTTGCTATCAACTGATCGTTATCTCCGCTTCTGTCTTGATG